CATATGGTGAAACATCCACTCCACCCGCTGCTACCGCTGACGTTTGTTTCCGAAATGATAGTGGCTCGGACAACTATATGAGAACCTGTACTCGTACAGCGTTTGCTGGTTATCTGGCTGGGGAAGCATTTACATGGACCGCATCCCAAACCTTTAATGATAACTATCGTGTAAGACTTGGTACTGGCAATGATACTCAGATTTGGCACAATGGGTCTAACACGTATATCGATCACTATACCGGCAACATCTATATCAGAGACAATACGACAACTCGTTTCACCTTCTTTCGAGGATCGGGCACCTTTACGGCAACCGGCAATATCACCGCATACTCTGACGTAACACTCAAGAATATCATTGCACCAATCAACAGACCATCTCTTATTGATGATCTTGTAATCTATGACTTCGAATGGAAAGATGGTCGAGGTCTTTCAATCGGTGGTTCTGCCCAAGAGATGCAGAAGTCTGCTCCTGAACTCATCGAAACCGGTGAAGACGGCATTCTGTCTGTTGACTACGGCAAATATGCATTAGCAGCTTTATATGAAGAAAAGAAGAAGCGTGAAGCACTCGAAGAAAGAGTGAATAAATTGGAAGCTCTGGTTCAAACCCTTTTGGATCGAGTATAAATAAACATGTAGAACGAAGGTATATGAACATGGTAGACGCAATCGAACCAGCAGTAGAAGTAGTAGAAGAAGAACTTATCAACTACTACAGTCTGGGATATAATCCAGTAGACGGAAAGGTGTCATACCTATTCGTTAATCCATATCGCACAGTTGATACGGAAGACAGTGACCTATTCAAGGATCATTTCAGAACTATTACTGCCATTCATGACAGTGATGGTGTGCTAGACCTTGAAGCTATCGACAATATTGTTAAGGGCCAAGCCAGAGGCATCAAAATTAAGATGCAGCTTGCCGCCGCCCAATACACACCAGAAGACTATGACGACACAGAAGTACTAACCGCATTTGGCGAACTATACGTTGCTCCGGTCGAAGAAACTCCGGATGACGAACCCCTAGAAGAAAGTGAATAACATAATGACTAAAGCAAACACACCCCTAGTAATTTCTCCCCTAGAACTTGAGAAGGTTCGCAACAAGTCCCAAGAGCTTGGTGCAATCAGACAAGCCCTACAGTCAGCCGAAGTTGGCATGAGGGATAATCTTGAACTTATTGGCGACCGATATGGCGTCGATATTGTTTCGGGAGAATACGCGATCAAGGGAGACGGCTCTCTTGTAAAGTCGGAAGAACTAAAGTCTCCCGAAGATTTAGGTGAAGCATCGCCTACCGCTCAAATGCTGACCGAAGGATAATAGTATGACCCTCCAAGCTTCAGGAGCAATCACCCTCGCAGATATTGCTGCTGAGTTTGGAGGGGCTACTCCTCATTCCCTATCAGAATATTATAGAGGCGGTACATACGTTCCGGATACTGCCGGAAATGTAAGTATCCCGACATCTGGTGCGATTGCATTCGATGACTTCTATGGTACGGCAGCATTCGTAGCTGATTACATACCAGATGCTCTTAACTGGACGAACATCAGTGGATCATACACCGGTTTTGATACCGTAGACACGAATACTCAAACACTGGCAGGCATCAACTCCACAATCACCATAGAAGTGTATCGTAACACTGGTGGTGGTACACTATCATGTTATAAGAATGCCGTTCTTGCAGCAACAGTTATTGTTGCCGCCAGTGGCAGTGGAAATACATTCACTGCCGAAGTTGGAGATGACATATACTTCACTTGGACAGTCCCGCCCAGTTCTTCTGATAATTACACAGTTTACGTTGAAAATGTCAGCGATGGTAATGCAACCCTCGACACATTCACCGTAATAACCACAGGTTCTGGATTTTAATTAAATGGCAGAAGACTTTGACGACCACCAAGGCGACGAAACTTCTCTACGCCTTGGTGGGGAAGTTAAGGAAGGATTCCAAGATAGGTCAGGAACCTACCCCAAGCCAGAATATGCCAATAATCCTGACACAAATACCAGAGCAAGATCAGGTTCGGTCAAGGGTGGAACCAATCGTGGAACCAAGTCTGCCAGAACCACATCAAGAAGCTCCCAAATTAATTCAGCAAGTCTGAATGATCCTCCTACTCCCTCTGCTTCTCGATATCCTCACAACCAAGTTACCCAGACCGCATCTGGACATGTCCTAGAACGCGACGACACGCCCGGTCATGAGCGTTTGAACTTTGAGCATAGGACGGGTACCAAAATTGAAATGGCCGCTGACGGGTCGCTGATAACCCGTATAGAGCGTAATAGATATACGATCATTGCTGGCGATGATGAAGTCATTATTCGGGGCAATGTCAATATCGTTATCGAGGGCGATGCTAACCTCAGAGTACAGGGCGATTGCAACACTCAAATCGATGGGGACCATAACGTTCTTGTCCAAGGAAATGAGTCTATAGAAATTCAAGGCAATCGATCTGTCCGGGTTCATGGCAATGACGATCTTACAGTGACCGGAACCAGCCTGAGACAAACTCGTGGATCGGTCGCAGAATACAATCTTTCAAATTATTTGGAGCGTACAGTAGGCACCCATACCGAAGAGTATGGAGGCAACTGGAAAGTCACAACTCAAGGCTCTGCGACTATTGTCTCTGAAGGAGAACTTCAGGGATCATTCTATGGTGGCTTCCTTACTCTCAATGGTAAGAATGCTGCCGGGGATGATGGTGCCGGAAACTTCGAAGCAACCGAATTCTATGGTGCCGATTACAACGGAACCAATCTATATCTAACAGCCAACTTTCATATTAAGGGCGACTCTCATGTTGACGGCAATTTACATACTGTTGGTGATGGGTATTTTAATGGTATTGTGTACTGTCCTACCTTCGAAGGAACAGCGACACGGGCCGGATGGGCTACAACTGCCGGAACAGCCGTTGCCGGAGCATCAACACCTACCACAATATCACCACAGGCCGCAACAGCAGCATCCAATGGAGATGAAGCCCCCGACTCAGAAGAAACGTCTACGGACGTTGAAGAAACGTCTGATGAACTCGTCGTTAATATCGATAGGCAAGTTCTATCGGAGCATAATAGACGACCGCTCAACACGGGAGAAGTAGTTTCGAAAGCTCGAAACAAATCACTTCGAACCAATTCCACATGGCTTCAAGATCAGGTAAATTCCGGTGCTATCACGACTTCTATTTCTTCTGCTAATGCTCCTAGTTCTAAGCGCAGTGCCACATCAAACAGGGTTAAGAGCGGAACTACTAGGCTCGGAGCAAAAACGCTCTCGGGTAACTTTGTTGGAGATATAGGTTCGTCACTTAGAATCAATACGGTTCCAACACAATTTGAAATCACAACGCCTACTCGGGGAACTCGTTTGTCTCCAAGATTTAAAATATCGCAAATGTTAGCCGGTGACTCTGATGCTGCCCAACTTATAGATCAGGTAGGATTGACCAAGTTACAGATTGCTGAAAACATGCAGCTCCTATCATTTAATGTGCTTGAACTGATCAGGTATAAATACAAGGACACATGGAATATTTCAGAAGGATTATATAATCTACTTCCTAACGAACAGATAGACAGCTCTTCGATTAACTCTGAGTTCTCTCAAGGTCTGGCAGTGGGTATTCAATTCCCTGATCATCCTAACAGTCATTATTTTGACGTGGCATCATACATTCAAGAGAACCTTGTATTCGATAAACTGATTATTTCGTATATCGACTATGATCCATCTGGTGTTAACGAACCAACCCTTATCATTTCTATTAAGCATGGAGTAAATTCGAAATCAGTTTCGACTGAGTTCAATCATACAACTGTTTCGAATACAATTCAAGACTTGTCTGGTAATACGAATGGCCAATAATAGAAAATTCTCGGCTGATGATGCTTCACTTAGTGTTGGCTCTATCATCACGACCAGAACCAGAAAATATTCTGATTTAGATTCGTCGTTTCTGGCCAACTCTAACACCGGAGATATTTTTATCTCCAAGGATGCTCAAGCAGTAAAGCAGTCTGTTCGCAATCTTATTCTCACGAGTGCATTCGAACGACCATTTCAGCCGGGCATCGGATCAGGTATTGGGGCATTACTATTCGAACTTTCTGATGCTGCAACCCTATCGACTATCGAAACATATATCGAAATTTGTATCGAGCAATACGAGCCACGAGCCAAGGTTATAAATATAACTGCTGACGGAGAAATTGATTCTCATTACATTACAGTTGAAGTAGAGTTTCAGGTGATTACTTTGAATGAGACTGTGACGCTCCAAGTTGTACTCGAACGCCTAAGATAACGGAAGTATAATGACAAAAATTACAACAACAGACCTTGACGTAGCAAGTATCAAGGCGTCACTGCGTACATATCTTGAGAACAGCGGTAAATTCAACGACTATGACTTTGAAGGCTCTAACCTAAGCGTCATCTTGGATGTGCTTGCATACAATACTCATATGAATGCCCTCAATGCCAACTTTGGACTGAATGAATCCTTTCTAGACTCTGCTCAACTCCGAGGATCGCTCGTATCTCAGGCCAAGCCCCTCAACTATCTACCCAAGTCAAAGACCGGGCCTAATGCTACCGTAGACATTACCCTATTGAGCGTTCCGGGAGGGACATCAGACATCTCAATTCCTCGATACACCAAGCTAGTGACAAGCATTGATGGTACATCGTATTCGTATTACACTCTGGACGAATACACAGCTACCTCTGCCTCTGGATATAAGGTGACTGGTGCGGTGATATATGAAGGCGTCAAAAAAACCAAGAAATTCTTTGTCGATGCTGCCGATGATCAATATCCAATCTATGTTATTCCTGATACTAATTTCGATACCGCCTCTGCGACAGTAGCACTGTTTGAAGGGTATGGTTCAACGACATCCAAGACCCTCACACGTCCGGTATCTGTTGACAATCTAAATTCGACATCTGACATCTATCTCCTTCATGAAGCACCCAATGGGTATTATGAAATTATGTTGGGAGATGGGGTCATGGGGGCACGACCATCCGAGGGGTCTATCCTTCAGATTGATTATCTATCGACCAATGGACCTGACTCTAATGGTGCCAGTATATTCTCATTGTCCGGAAACGTTTCGGGGTATGCTGCCAGTATCAACACGACAATCAAAGCTGCCGGTGGTTCCGATAAAGAATCTATCGAGTCAATCCGGTTCAATGCGCCTCTGGCCTTTGCTTCTCAGAACAGAGCTGTGACTGTATCAGACTTCAAGGCTCATATCCAAAACTATGCGACCTACATCGAAACGATGAATGTGTGGGGTGGTGAAGATAACGAGCCAAAGGAATATGGTCGAGTCTTTATTGCGATCAAGCCAGTCGGATCAGAAACTATCACATCAGCACAGGAAACGCAAATCAGAACAAATGTTCTGGACGATAAGGCTATCGTTACTGTAGAGTTCACATTCGTTGATCCTACCTATGAGTATTTGGAAATCCAAACAAATTATAGATATAATCCAGCCAAGACAACATATTCTAAGCAACAGTTTGATATTGTGGTTAAGAACACTATCATCCAATATGGTACCGACAATCTGACATCATTCGATACCGTGTTTCGAAAATCTAATCTCACTACCGCAATCGACGCATCCAATGTCGCTATTGCATCGTCGAGCGCCACTGTGAAGCTTCAGAAGCGGTTTGTTCCTGTTCTCGGGGCCAGAGATGCCTATAATGTCGATTTTACCAGAGCAATCGCTGCCGTAAGCACACAGACCAGAATTGTTACGTCCAATCCATTCACATATAATGTGGCTGGTGTTGACTATAGCTGTAGGTTACGAAACATTAGTGGATCGTCCACATTGGAAATCTATCGAATTTCTTCGGGCACCGAGGTCATTGTGGTGGATGATGCCGGATATATCGATTACGTCAATAATCGAGTTGTCATCAATCCATTCCAGCCGACAGCATTTGAAGTCGGCAAGGGATATGTGGCGATCACTGTAGTCCCTGCCGATGACTCTTCGGTGACCCCTCTTCGAAACATGCTAGTCCGTATTGATGACAATGCCGTGGCATCCAATGGTATTGAGGACACTACAGCATAATGACCAATCCGGTAGACAAAAATATAACATTTGCAAGCATGCGTAGGGACCGTGTACGCGATGCTATGCCTACCCATTACATATCAGACTATCCTCAATTGGTCCAACTTTTACATTCTTATTATGAGCAACTTTCAGAGGACGAGGGGTTTTCAAATCTTATTGATGATATTAGAAATGCTCGTAACCCAGATGCGATTGATCCTGACCTCATCGCATGCCTAAAAAATGAATATGGTGGAGAGTTTCCGAACTTTGCGACCATGGACGAAGCCACTCAGATAAAAATTTTCATTTACTGGTATCGCTCCAAGGGAAATAAAGAGGCCGTCGAGGCTTACTTCAGACTGTTCTTAAATTCTGAAGCGGAAGTTACATATCCCAAGGATAACATGTTGAGATGCTCGGATGGGGTCTGGGATGCAGGTGAGGGCGATTGGGATAGTTCCAGAGGGAAGCTATCCGAAACCACAATGGTTATTCAGGACTCATATTATTATCAGACACACTCATATCTAATCAAGTCAGGAATTTCTATTGTTGACTGGGGTAACATCTACAAGAAGCTAGCTCATCCGGCTGGTTGGGAATTCTTCGGAGAAGTTGAACTCAAAGGATATGCTGACTTCGAATATAACACAGCATCCCCAACAATCATTCCCGGCATTCAAGACCTCGACCTACCATACCTCATCATTGCGGCATGGGCTGCATTCGCATCAGGTGCGACTATCCAACAAGTTGTCAAGACATGGGACGTTCTTGTATCGACATGGACCGGAACTCGGAACCTACGGGATGTGGCGATCAACTTCTGTGGATCAAACTATCCTATGTCGGCATTCGGGACAAAAACAATCCAAGAGATTATGACAAGTGTCGAATTAACAAGCATTCGAGAACCAGCCACAATCATTATAACGTAATGTATAAGTAAGCAAAGAACAAACGACAGGAATTAATTCAGATGACCGCAATCATTACTGATCTTTTCAGATTTCAAAATCTAAAGCAAGTCAAGGAACGCTTTGACAGTGCTAAAGACCTATACTATGTTGGTATTGGTCGATCTGAGGCTTGGCCTAACGAGTCTATCCCTCCATTACCGACAGTTGCCCCCAAGAATGATCTGGACACCAGAAATTCTATTCAGTCCATCAAACAATTATCAAATCTGGCATACTGCGCCCCTCGATATAATTGGGTGGATGGCAATACGTATGTGGCATATGATTCTGACGATGGTGATCTCCACACAAAACAATATTATGTCTTCAATCAATCAAACTTTGCGGTCTATATGTGTTTGAAGGCTGGTTCCAGTACGTCTACTGTTGAGCCTACCGGAACTTCTACTGCGGTTCCTACTGCTGGTGCCGATGGTTACATCTGGAAGTATCTCTATACTATTACTGCTTCCCAAGCCGCCAAGTATCTAACAACAACATACGTTCCTGTATTCCGGGATGCTGCTGTTGCTGCTGCTGCCGTCGAAGGTGCTATCCATAGAATTGCCGTAACTACTGGCGGGACTGGATATGGTTCTGCCCCAACAGTTACTATCACAGGCGATGGTTCTGGGGCAGCCGGTACAGCGGTTCTCACTGCCGGTGTGGTGACGTCTATT